TGGGGTAGGGCGTGAAGAATTTTACTTGGATATTATTTTTTCTTTTTGTTTTAATGCAACCAAGCGAGGCTCACGCTTGGGGTTGGAGTTCTATCACGACTGCTATTGGTGGTATTTTTAGCAACCCTATAATAACATCCATACTAACTTTTATCAGCCCAATTGTTTCCATAGTCAGCATTGCAATGATGGCTATATCGTGGCTGAACAAGCCAGACGAGCCAGACTTCAATGTTAATGAGCCAACGCCAGAACAAAGGTCAAAGGGAATACTAGCCAATAAAACTTCTGGCATTGCTTCCTTGCCTGTCATTTATGGTATGAGGAAGGTTGGTGGCAATATCGTTTTCCTAGAAACTTCAGGAACGGACAATGAATTTCTCTATATGATTTTTGCTATGGCAGAGGGCATTTGTGAAAGTTGTGAAAGCATTTACATTGATGACAAGCTGGTTACTTGGAGTGGTGCGTTGACGGATGGAACAGCAAGAACAGTCGGTGCTGGTGATTCAAATTTCTACAAGGATTCCACTTCGCATATTTCCGTTACTTGGTATGATGGCGATGACAGTCAAACCTATGACACGACAGTTGGCTCGTTGTCTAGCTGGACTTCCAATCACCGTTTGCGTGGCGTATCCTATCTTGCCTTCAAGTTCACTTGGAATCAAGACATATTCTCTGCAATACCAAATGTTAAGGCTATAATTAAGGGAAGAAAAGTTTACAATCCTAACTTGGATGGAACAAAAACAGGTGGAAGTGGCTCACACAGGGAAGATACGGTGTCAACCCACGAATGGTCAAACAATCCAGCTTATTGTCTATTGGATTATCTACGCAATGCTCGTTACGGTATGGGCATCGCTAACGCTAACTTTGATGATGATTACGCTGATTGGCAGACTGCTGGGGATGTTTGTGATACTGATGTTACTGCTTATACTGACACTACCATAGATATTTTTGACTGCAACGCAGTTTTGGATACAAAGTCAAAGGTCATAAAAAATGTCAAGGACTTGCTTTCTGGTTGCAGAGGATATTTGAACTATACAGGTGGAAAATATAAACTCTTAATCGAAGGTACAGGCAGTGCCTCTATCACATTAACTGAATCCAACATCATCGGTGGCATCGGCATCAGTAGCAAGGATAAGAACACAAGATTTAATCGTGTGATTTGCACTTTTGTAAATCCTGATAAAAACTACACAAGCGATGAAGCCCAATATCCACCGATTGATGACAGTGGAGAGGCGAGTGCAGATCAACACGCTAATATGAAAACTGCTGATGGTGGCATACTGTTGGAAGGCAGATTTGACTTGCCGACTTGCACTAGCCCATATCAAAGTATGGAAACGGCAGAAGTCATTTTAAGAAGAAGCAGAAGCAGTCTGGAAGTAAGCCTGAAGGCTGATTCTACTGCATTGGACTTGGCGATAGGCGACATTGTAAACATAACACACGCTACGCCCAGCTTTAGTGCAAAGGCGTTTAGAGTTATGGGAATGACGATTAATTCCGACTTGACTTGCGACTTGCAGTTAGTGGAACATCAAGATTCATATTACACTTGGGCGACAAAAACTGAAGTGGCGACCATACCGACTACGACCTTACCCAATCCTTACACCGTACAGCCACCAGCGAGTGTGGTACTCACGGATTCTTTGGTGGAATACTCTGATGGCGTGGTCATTACGAAATTAGAGATATTGGTGACAGTTTCGCCAGATAAGTTCGCCCAATATTATCAAGTGGAAGCGAAATTAAGCACTGATTCAGATTATGTCATCATAGGAAAAGGAACACAACTGAATTATGAAATGCTGAATGTCATTGACACCAAAACCTATGATGTGAGGGTCAAGGCGATTAATTCAATGGGTGTCAGTTCCTCTTATACGAGTGGAAGCAGAGTAATAGTGGGTGGCAGTGAACCACCTAGCGATGTGACGGATTTTGCCATTGAAATGCACGGAAGCAACCAAATGAGACTGACTTGGACACCACCGACAGCCTCAACGGATTTGGACATTGCGTATTATGAAATTCGTTATCAAAATGTAACGAGTGGTGCATTATGGAATAACAGCACGAATTTAATTAGAGTAACAAGAAGAAAATCAGATAATGCCATAGTGAACAGCAGAACAGGTGCATTTCTCATCAAGGCGATTGACAAGACAGGAAATGAATCAAACGCTGAAACAATAATATACACGAACATTGCGAATGTGTTTAATTATACGGACATTTCCACAACGACTGAAACCATATCACTTCTTACAAGTGCTGCACAAATGGATTCTACTTATCCCTTGTGCGTTAAGGAAGATGCAAGTGGTGATACTGTTATTGCTCTTGATACGATTACTGACTTTGATGATACTGTGGGAAATTTTGATTCACCTGATGGAAACTTTGAACTGGGTGGAACGGACACGACAAGCAATCCGACTTATTCAACAGCCAACAGAGATGGTCTTGGCTATTATGATTTTGCCAATTCACTTTCCTTACCAGCGATATATGATGGTACAGTTCAACCGACTTTGACTTTGGATAATGAAGATCCATACGATATGTTTGATTCTGGTCGTGGTATGGCTTATTTTGATGATGCTCACGCACCCTTTGACGGAAGTGAGCCTTCACACGCATTTCACAAGATACAAATTGCAGTCAGCAATACAAGTCTGGGTGATGCAACAACATATAACGACATCAGTTCCTCTGCCACGCACCAATTCAGATATGCGAAATTCAGGTTGCGACTGACCAATGATGATTACAAGACAAGCAGTAAGGTGACAGGATTATCAGTTAAATTAAGTATGGAAGATAGGACTGAATCTGGTGCTGACATAGCAAGTGGCGTATCCGTTAAAAGTGTAACCTTTGCAAACGCCTTTTATGCGACACCTTCACTTGGAATAGCTGCACAAAATATGTCGTCTGGAGACACATACACCATAAGTTCAAAAAGTGCCACAGGGTTTTCCATTGCTTTTGTTAATTCAGGTGCGAGTGGTGTTGACAGGACTTTTGATTATGTCGCAAAAGGATATGGATTAACGCCATAAAACACAAATCATAAAGGGTTGATACATTTTAATTAATAAGATAAAAAATAAAACAAATAGGATAAAAAGAAAATATGTCACAAATCATAAAAGGAGAGGAGTTCTATGTCGCAAGTTTCAGATGTTAGTATAGCGAATCAAGGGTAAAACGATTGCTCTTGTAAAATTGGGTTAATTCGGTGAAACTCCCAAGTGGACAATGCCGAGCCAAGCTATAAAGGTTTTAAGTTTTATAGAAGGTGTAACGACTAGAGAGTGAGTGCCAACGATAACCTCTCCACGAAATCCCAACACTTTAAAAGTGAAGATATAGTCTAAACTTTATGGCGACATAAAGAGGTAATAATTAAAAAAATTACAAAGAATAATTTTTGTTTCGGCTTTTCGCACAGAATTGAATAATATTCTTGGTGCATTGAACACGACAAGCATAGGTGCTTCTGCACCAGCTAGTCTGGCCGCTGGTTCATTATGGGTTGACACCTCTGGAGGTGTTACGGCTTATAAATTATATTTTTATGATGGCTCTGATTCAATAGAAATGGGAACGATCAATACAACGGCTAATACTGTTGATTGGACTGACAGTTCAGTTACAGTTGCCGCAGATTGGATTCCAGCTACTTGTGGAACAGGCAAAGCAATGGTAATGGGATTTTAAGGAGTAAAATATGGCAAGTGAAGTATTAAAAGTAAAACTACACGCAACACTTTCAAATAGTGAAGCAGATATTCTCACAGTAGCAAGTGGTCACACTTATACAATATTAAGTATTACACTTTGCGAAACTGGAAATGCGGCTGAACTTTTTGATTTATATATTCGAGACGATGCTGGTGCTAACGATTACTGGATTTATAAACAACAAGCAATCGGTGCTTACGAAACTTTTGTTCATAATGACAGAATAGCTTTGGAAGCAACAGATGTGTTGTCAGGCATAACTGCAACTTCAGCAGATATTGACGTAGTTATTACTTATTTAGATCAAACATTATAGGATAATTTATGAGTGGAATTGTAGGACAAAATCTTGGTCGTGGTTCTGGTTTGATTAAAGCTGGTGCGATTGATGATAACTCTGTAACTTTAGCCAAGATGGCTGGGGGAACTGATGGCAATATAATTTCATACGATGCAAGTGGCGACCCTACGGCTATTGCGACTGGGGATGATGGTCAAGTTTTGACTTCGGCTGGAGCTGGACAACCGCCAGCTTTTGAAGCTGCTGCTGCTGGTGGCGATTTATCATTCGGTGGTGACACCTTCGGTGCGGACAAGACGATAGGCTCGAATGATACTTACGCATTGTCATTTGAAACAGATGGGAATGAGGCGATGAAGATTGACACGGCTGGTATCATAACCAAACCACTGCAACCAGCTTTTTCAGCACAAGCCTCTGCTGGACAAACTGGATTAGGTCAGACAACTTGGATAGTCGGTGCGTTCAATACGGAAATTTATGATGTTAGCGCAGATTATGATACTACTACCTATACATTTACAGCACCTGTAACTGGGAAATATTTGTTCACGATGTTCTTCACAGTACTTGGTTTTAGTGGCAGACCATATTCAATGTTTAATACTTCAAACAGAACCTATACCCAATCCTATTGGGGGCCGCAAGGTACTAACGCTGGAGATTCTATTGGTGGCTCTACCATAGCTGATATGGATGCAAATGATACCTGCTTTTGGCAAGTTTATGCATATGATGATTCAAGTTGGGATTTAGGCTGTTACTATTTCACAGGTGCTTTACTATGCTAATGACGAAACAATCAACCTTAAAGGAGATATAAAATGGCAGACTTGACAATAACCGTGACAATCAATGATACAGACCAGAAGTGCTTATTAAGCGACTTGCTGGACATAGATGACTGGGTGCAGAAAGCCGTTGAAGGAAAAATCAACAACTGTTGGAAAAGATTTCAACGAGATTGGACTACAAGGCTGATGAATGATGAAACATTCACAGACCCAATCCCAAGCAACAAGACGGATTTTTGTGAACTTGTTATGGCTCGTGACGATTATAAAGACCGAGTAACAAGAGATGCAGAAGCACAAATAGCTAATGGCTAAACGAAGAACAAAACAAACTCTAAAACAACCAATGACCAAACTGCTTGATGTAAGACTGGTAATTCAGGTGGGAATGATACTGTTCGCCATTGTAGGTTTTTATTTCACCACAAAACAAAGATTAGATATGGTTGAAGGCTCTCTTACAGAAATTAAATCCTCACTGACAGATAGCCGTATGGTGAAAGTAGAAATGAAACTAGAGGAAATAGAGAAAGAA